TACGCCCGAAGTCTCTGAGGCGGCTCCTGTAAACGCACTGGAAGTGAAGCGCCGTCGTAGAACTGAAACCGAAGGAGCCTAGTCATGGCGACATACACTGCTGGCGATCAGATTAACCGAGCGCTAAGATTGCTCGGGGTGCTAGCTGAAGGCGAAACGCCTACTTCCGCTATGTCGCAAGACGCCTTGATGGCGCTCAATCAGATGATTGATAGCTGGAACACTGAGCGGTTGTCGGTGTTTAGCACTCAAGACCAAATATTTACCTGGCCTGCTGGTTTTATCAACCGCACTCTTGGCCCAACAGGCGACTTTGTCGGTAACCGCCCCATCTTGCTGGATGACGCGACCTACTACCGTGATCCAGGCACTAACGTCAGCTTCGGCATAAAAGCAATTAACCAGCAACAGTATGACGGTATTGCTGTCAAAACGGTAACGTCAACTTACCCGCAAGTTATTTTTGTCAACATGACATATCCTAATATTGATATGTACATCTACCCCAAGCCCACACGGGACTTGGAATGGCACTTTATTTCGGTTGAGGAATTAACTCAGCCCGCTGCTTTGGTAACAGAAATCCTGTTCCCGCCAGGCTATTTGCGTGCGTTTACCTACAACTTGGCTTGCGAGATTGCGCCAGAATTCGGCGTTGAGCCTAGCCCACAAGTTTCTCGGATTGCTATGACCAGCAAGCGCAACTTGAAACGCATCAACAATCCTGACGATGTGATGTCAATGCCCTATGCCATTGTGGCAACCCGCCAGCGCTTTAACATCTACGCCGGGAATTACTAGGCATGGACTCGCCAATCCTTGGTGCCAGCTATGTCGCCCGCAGCGTCAATGCTGCGGACAACCGCATGGTCAATATGTACCCCGAGGCGGTTCCAGAGGGCGGTATGTCTGCCGGTTTTCTATCTCGCGCACCAGGCTTGCGCCGGTTGGTGGCTGTTGGCGAGGGTCCAATTCGCGGTCTGTGGGTTTTGGGCGACTATATGTATGTGGTATCGGGCGACAGCTTGTACCAAGCAAGTCTGTACGCAACAACTACGGCGTGGAAGCTGACACTGTTGGGAACGGTTACCGGCACGGGTCCGGTGTCTATGTCGGACAACGGCGTGCAGCTATTTGTGGCCTGCAACCCTGACGGCTACATCTTCAATTCAACCACCAACGTATTTGCCCAGATCACTGACCCTGACTTCCCTGGCGCGGTCAAGGTGGGCTATTTGGACGGTTACTTTGTATTTAACGAGCCAAACAGCAGCCGTGTTTGGGTAACTTCCTTGCTGGACGGCCTGTCCGTTGATCCGTTGGATTTTGCCAGCGCCGAGGGTGACCCTGACCAACTGGTGTCGCTGATTGTTGACCACCGCGAGGCGTGGCTGTTTGGCACCAACTCTATTGAAGTCTGGTACGACGCTGGCTTGCCTGACTTTCCGCTACAACGCATCCAAGGCGCTTTTAACGAGATTGGCTGTTCTGCCCCATACTCGGTAGCCAAACTTGATAATGGGCTGTTCTGGCTAGGTTCTGACGCCCGTGGGCGCGGCATTGTGTACAAGGCCAACGGGTACACCGGCACTAGGGTTTCTACTCATGCTGTTGAATGGCAAATCCAGCAGTACGGCGACATCTCGGACGCCATAGGCTACACCTACCAGCAAGACGGCCATGCTTTTTATGTGCTGATCTTTCCCGCCGCGCAGACCACTTGGGTGTACGACGTTGCAACGCAAGTCTGGCACGAGCGTGCTGGGTGGGATAACGGAGATTTTGTTCGTCACCGCTCTAACTGCCAAGCGTCCTACAACAACGAAATCATTGTTGGGGACTTTGAAAACGGCAACATCTACGCTTTTGACATGGAAGAATATGCCGACAACGGCGACATTCAGAAGTGGCTGCGGTCTTGGCGGGCGCTGCCATCTGGCACCAACAACCTAAAGCGCTCGGCCCAGCATACCTTGCAGATCAACTGTGAAACCGGCGTTGGCATCAACTCTGGCCAAGGCGACGATCCTCAGATGATCTTGCGCTGGTCAGATGACGGCGGTCATACTTGGTCCAACGAGCGTTCCATTTCGGTGGGTAAGGTGGGCGCTTATTTCCAGCGGGCTATCTACCGCCGTTTGGGCATGACTTTGAAGCTGCGCGACAGGGTTTACGAAATATCGGGCACCGACCCCGTGAAGATAGCAATCACGGGCGCACAACTTTATGTGACGCCCACCAATGCCTGAACAACAAAATATCACGAATATTCCGTCTTCGCGGGTTGAAGTTATCGACCCTCGTACCGGCATGATTTCGCGTGAGTGGTACAGGTTTTTTCTTAACCTTTTTAATTTGGCGGGTTCTGGCGGTAATCAAACTTCGCTAGACGACCTGCAAGTCGGCCCTCCACCACAACCCGCTAGCACCAGCGGATCAGGTACAGTCACTTCGGTAGACGTTTCAGGCGGCACAACCGGCATTACCACCAGCGGTGGCCCAGTCACGACCAGCGGCACAATCACGCTGGGCTTGACGGGCCAATTGCAAACGCCCACTGCGATCCAGATGGGCAATGGCTCGGCTACCACGCTGGCCGCTGGCAAAATGTGGTACGACCAAACCACAGGGTCGTGGAACTTGGGCATGGGCAATGGCAACATTACCCAGCAAGTTGGCGAAGAGTTGTTTATCTATGGCAAAGCCTCTGCGGCCATTACCGATTCGCCGCTTCAAATTGTTTATCACACCGGCACGGTAGGGGCCAGCGGTGTCATTAAATTTGCCCCTACTGTTGCAGGCATCACAGACGTCAACGCGATTCTTGGTATAGCCACTGAAAACATAGCCCTTAATGGTTTTGGTAGGGTTACAACGTATGGTGTGGTGCATGGCATCACCACTAACGGCACTGCTTTTGGAGAAACTTGGGTCGACGACGATGTGATCTGGTACAACCCTGTAACGGGTAACCCGACAAATGTTGAGCCAACCGCACCAAACATAAAAATTCAAATAGGTCTTGTCATCAACGCGGGGGCGGGTGGGTCGGGGTCTTTTCAAGTCGGCGTTGGACGAGGCTCAACACTTGGCGGGACAGACTCCAACGTAAAGTTTGGGGCGCTCGCCAATAGCGACCTGATTGCCTACGACAGCACCTTGGGGTATTGGAAAAACATCCCCGGCAGTTCTTACGGCACTGGCACGGTTACTTCAGTAGCACTGGCACTGCCGTCCATCATGTCAGTGTCTGGTTCGCCAGTCACGACCACTGGCACGCTGACCGGCACTTTAACCACGCAGTCGGTCAACACTTTATTTGCTGGCCCAAGCAGCGGTGCAGCGGCTGCACCGACTTTCCGAGCGTTGACCACCACCGATATTCCTAGCCTGTCTTACGTCAGTTCTGTAGGCGCTACGGCCCCTATTACATCCACGGGCGGATTGACCCCTACTATTGGCGTCACTGCGGCTGCGTTAAGCAAAACTGACGATACCAATGTCACCATGACCTTGAGCGGCTCGCCTAGCACGGCGCTTATCGCTGCGACAACTATGGCGCTTGGCTGGACGGGTCAGCTTGCCGTAAGCCGAGGCGGCACTGGCGCTGCTACGACTACGGCCAACTTTATATTCGCCGGTCCTTCTTCTGGTGCTCCCGCAGCGCCCACTTTCCGCGCTCTGACTACGGCAGATATTCCCAGCTTGTCTTACGTCACTTCGGTGGCTTTGGCTTTGCCTTCCATCATGTCGGTGTCCGGCTCGCCTGTTACTAGCAGCGGGACGCTGACTGGAACGCTGACTACTCAGGCTGTAAACGCCATCTTTGCCGGTCCCAGCAGCGGCGCGGCGGCTGCACCTACGTTTCGCTCCCTGACAACGGCTGACATTCCAGCCTTGTCTTACGTCACTTCGGTGGCCGCAACTGTTCCGGCGTTCTTGTCTATTTCTGGCTCGCCAATTACCAGCAGCGGGACGCTGGCGATTTCTTACTCCGGCACGGCCTTGCCAATTGCCAACGGAGGCACCGGCCAGACCACGGCCTCCGCTGCTTTTAACGCCTTGTCGCCGGTCACCAGCACGGGCGACCTGATCATAGGCAACGGCACCAATAGCGCAACCAGGTTGGCAATTGGGGCAAATAATTACGTCCTGACGTCCAACGGCACTACGGCCACTTGGGCGGTGGCTACTGGCAGCGGCGCAACTATTACCAACGATACGGCCACATCCACCAATTTGTACCCGTTGTTTGCGGCAGCCACTTCTGGCGCGCTTGCCAACGTATATACCGGCAATGCCAATTACTTGTACAAACCCAGCACAGGCGAGTTAACTTCATCTGCAATGATTTCAGGTAATGGAATCCAGATAAACTCCAAGACGGTGGCAACAAGCTATACAATTGCCACAGGTAATAACGGCTTGTCAGCAGGGCCGGTGTCTGTAAGCACTGGGGTTACAGTCACGGTTTCCACTGGCTCTACTTGGGTTGTTGTATGACAGTCACCGCACGTAATCTTGTTCCTGCCAAAATCGTTGAGAATACTCAGACGACGCAGTACACCGTGCCGTCCAACATCACGGTGGTGATCATTGACAAGTTTACGGCCACCAATGTCAGCGGGTCCACGGCCACCATCAGCGTCAACCTAGTCACCGGCTCGGATACGCCTGGCAACCAGAACTTGATCACCAAGACCAAAAGCCTTGCGGCTTCTGAAACGTACACCTTTCCCGAACTGGTAGGGCAGATTCTTCCTACAACGGCGTATATTTCGACTATTGCTAGCGCGGCCAGCGCCATCAATATGCGCGTTAGCGGGAGGGAAGTGTCGTGAGTTTTGTTGACCCGCAAATAAAACATCATTTTTCTAGCGGTGTATACGCTAAAGAAACGCGTATCCCTGCTGGAAGTTGGCTGGTCCAGCATACGCACAAGCACAGCCACCTATCCATTTTGGCGAGTGGCTCTATTGAATTGATCGTGGACGGGGAAACTTCAGTCTTGCACGCGCCTGCTTGTTTAAGCATTACCGCTGGTAAGCACCACGGCGTGAAGTCTTTGACTGATGTAGTATGGTATTGCATCCATGCAACAGACTGCACGGACGAGGATGAAATTGATGAAGTTCTTATTGCACCTATGGATAATGTCCAGGTGAAAAACATTGCTCAACTTATGAGCGAAGGAGTTTGATATGCCGTGGATAGCAGCAGGCGCAAGCATTTTAGGTGGTCTTATTGGTGGGGCAGGCTCGCGTAGCGCCGCCAATACACAAGCAGAAGCAGCCACAAACGCTGCAAATGTTCAAGCCCAATCGGCTCGGGAAGCGCAAGCGCTTCAGAGGCAGATGTTTGACATTCAAAGAGAAGGACAAGAGCCTTTTCGCCAAGCTGGCCTTACGGGGCAAAATCGGCTGATGGAATACCTTGGCCTTGGTGGCAACGCTGGCGCTGCTGGCTACGGAAAGTACGGGCGTGATTTTGGTATGTCTGACTTTCAAGCCGACCCAGGCTATGCGTTTCGGCTAGGCGAAGGCCAAAAGGCTTTGGAGCGATCTGCTGCCGCCCGTGGCGGTTTGATCTCTGGCGGCGCTTTAAAAGCTGCTACTCGATACGGTCAAGACATGGGATCGCAAGAATACCAAAATGCTTTTCAACGCTATCAAACAAACCGATCAAACCAGCTTCAGCCCTTGGGCAACTTGATGGCTATGGGGCAGTCTGCTGCCTCTAATCAAGGCTCCGCTGCGGGCAATTACGGCAACGCCGGTGCTAATCTTATTACCGGCGCAGGCAACGCTGCGGCTGGCGGCATCACAGGTGCTGGTAATGCCCAAGCTGCTGGCTACATGGGTATGGCCAACACGTTGGCTGGTGGCATCAATACGGGCGTAAGCGGCTACCAAAACCAACAGAACTTTAACAATTGGATGGCTAACCAGCCTAGACCTAACTACAACACAATATACGCAGACCCCGGCGCGGTGGGGCCGCCTATTTACGCAATGAATCAATAAGGTAAATCATGGCTGATTTAAACGCACTTATAGCGCAGGGCTACCAGTTCCAGCCGTTGCCGGACCCGTTTGCTCAATACGGGAAGATGCAGCAGTTAGAGAATTCCGCTACGCAAAACCGGCTGGCGCAGCAGCAAATGCAAGAAAACGCGCAATTGGCTCCTTTGCGTATGCAAGAAACCCAAGCGCGGTTAAATAAATCTAATTTAGATTATGAACAAGCTAGAGAAGCTAAAGATTACGTTGCAAAAGTAATGAGCGTTGCGGCAGAACATGGTGGGCCTACTGATCCATTTGAAGCTGCCAAACAAATGGTAGCGCACCCTAACCCGCAAATACAACTTGCTGGCAAGCATCTGCTTGATTCCTATCAGCTAATTCAAGGGATTGAGCAGCAGAAACGGTACGAGCAAAGAGCACCTAGTTCTACTGGTTTTGCT